TCATTAGAGAATCTTGCTCTTGCTCCACCAACTTCAAGTTTATCGACACCTGCTTCATCATATCTTATAAATCCATCTACAGCAGCAGTTCCACTTGTACCACCACCAAAACCAATCTTGGTATCATCAGGAACAACTACATCACCAGTGCCATTTGGATTAAGAACTAAATCACCATCGGTATCGGTTGAAGATATTTCATTACCATTTAACGTTATATTATCTACATTCCATATATCTATTTTTCTATTACTATCAACAACAGCAACTATACCACCATCACTATTTCTTGAATTAGTCACACCTGCTAACGCACCAGGTGTATGTTCCATCATCGAAGTATAATAGTGACCCGCTACGGGGTTGACGTTTGTGCCATCGTCTCCTAAAAATACTCTATCCTTATATTGGTTAGTTCCACCATAGCTACCGATACCAGTAACATATGCCATTTCACCCCAATTCAAACTAGCAGGTTTGGCTGTACCCGATGATCGTTTGATTCTAATTATACTAGCCATTTCAGAAATTTCCTCCGTTGATGTCTAAATTCTGCGTTGCACCTGGCGTTAGTTCTAAGGTTGCATCAAATTTTTTCGTAACACCATTAAAAACAAGAACCATACCATCTTGTAAGGTTCCTGTAACATTCACGTCACTTAACTCTGTTAATGATAGAGTTTGGGCACCTGCTAGAGAAGAAATAACCCTTGTAGCATTTTGTTGTCCAACTCTAACTTTTATATCTGCCATCTATGATTAGCAATTTAGATCTGAAAGTATTTATATTTACTAAGACGTTATCTTTGAGGCAAGGTCATTTAGAAGAGATTTGAGTTCATCTAACTCCTTTCTCATACCATCTATTTCTGCTTGTTTGTCATTATTTCTGTTTCTTAAGGCAATATAATTTTCATATGCAACATTATCTTTGTTGACAATCGCATTTGTTTTTGGATCTCTAAAAAGATTTTTGTGTCCTTCTACTGGTATCATGCTAATGCAATGGCTCTAAAGTCTTTGAGTTTGATTGGAGATGATTCATTTGTAGAACTCATCACAATCTTGATAGAAAAAGCATTGAATTGTTCTAAATTATCAACAGTAAATTGATATTCTGAGAATTGTCCAATTCTATTTTTAGGTACGTTTGCATCTGCTCTACCATTGTTAAGACCTAAATCAATTATTTCATCACCAAATCCATCACCGTCTATATCTTTTAAGTTATTATAACCAGGAAACGCTCTATATGTTTGTGATACTTCACTTGAGTCGAAACTAAACAGTCTATAGAATACTCTAAAGTCTGCTTCAGGTAAGACACTTGCTGCAACTAAAACTTTAAGTGATGTAGCTGGTTGCTCAAGATTTATCACAGAGGATACAAATACTGAACCATGAGGATCATTTTTGATTTGATTTGTTCTACTATCAGTTGCATAGTCAGAAACTGGATTGTTAATTTTATTTCTACCAAGAATAAATGTGGCATTCTTTGTATCAAGTGCAGGAGATAAATTAGAATCCTCTGTACTCATATCAACCGCTAAAGTTAAAGATTTTTTCTTTGGTAAACTCTCTAATCTAGCATTTTCATTAATCTTTGATGCAACTAATCTTGGTGTACGGAAGAACGTAGTTTCGTTGAGAGATGTAGGTTCAAAACCTTGATCAATAAATGATACTTCTGAACCTCCTGAACTTGTTCCACTAACAGTTCTTACGGAACTATTAACTTTTGTGGTTCTACCAGGTGTTATCACATTTAGTTGAGGTACAAACGAACTGAACTGATGATTTTGAGATATGCTAATATTTGATCCACCAAATGCCTTTTCATTAGTAAATGAAATTTGTTGGACTCCTGATACAAAGTTTCTTTGAGCATCACTATACAGTGATCTATTAATTTCAATATAATATGAATCAATATCAACTGGATCTGATGAAACTGTATGTGTGGTATTAATACCAATTAATGATATACCATTCGCTTCGTAAGTTTGTATGTCTGTACCAGATGGATATGGAAGTGCATTTGTATCTAATTGTGCCCTTGTAATTGTTAATGAACCATCTCCTAATACGTAATTTACAACTTCACTACCTATCAATGCCTCACCTATACTTGTTGTAATACCATTGAATGTTGCAAATGAAGTTGTATCAGCAACAGAAACAACTGTATCAGATGCAGTAATATCTTGTGTTGTTTGAGTGATAACTGTGTCTGGTTGCACATCTTTGATGCTGACTTGATTTATAGCGGAATGATGAGCATGATTACGTTGCACAATCTCAAATTTATTTCCTGTAAATAAAGTTCCATTTACAACTGAATCTTCGTTCACAAGAGCATTAGTTACAGCTGTTCTGGTATCATTACCAGCACCATAATGAACCAATGTTTCATTATCAGCAAATTTTTCACCTTGAACGTCTGTTACAAATAAAGTATCAAATGTTGTATTAATCCCTTTTACAACTAATTTAAATCCCTGTCCACTTACTACTTGAGCATTAGTATTATCAATCGTTAATACTTCACCAACTTGGTATCCTGCACCTAAAGTTAAATTACTAATACCATTTGTATCAACAACTCCATTGGTTATTGAAACTGAACATTGGGCACCACTTCCAGAACCTGTTAAAGATACAAGAGGTATGTTATTATTATTAGTAAATGCGTAACCTGTACCACGAGATGATATCTCAAATGAGGTATTAGTCGCTATCGGTGCACCTTGACCCTCAACTACACCAGTAATACTATTATCATCAGTCGCAGTTGCAGAACCAGTGCTTACTTTTCTTCCAATTGGAAACTCATTATTTGTTCTTGCTCCTGAACCATCAATAGTAACTTTGAGTTTTCTAGGTAATGAACGTAATGCGTTATCTGGAATAATTTGTGTGTTTAGATTACCAGGTTCAATTGGTGTATTGAAGAAGGTAGCAGTTCCTGAAGGCACAAATGACGCTTTACGTAACTTGAAGCATAAGTCTTGATACTGACTTGGTGTCCAAATTGTACCATTTTGAGATTTAAATAAACTTCCTCCAATATACTGCTTAGAAACAACAACGTTCTCAACATCTGGAAGATTTGTTGTTGATACTGTTTTCTGACCCATCGTTGCAACCCACATTTCATACTTATCAGATGCTGGTGATAAGAATACAATCGCATATTCTCTTCTTGGTTCAAGATAAACAGGTGATGAGAATCTTATTGTTGTAGGTACAGATGCATCATCAGATACATTGATTTGATTTGGATTTAATGCAAGTTGAGTGTAATCTTGAACAAGGAATTTTGTTGGTGTGCCGAGTTCAACATGTCTAAGTTGTACAAAGACTTTTGCTTGTGGATCTTTAGATGCAAAATATACATCAAATGAAGTTAAGAAAGCACCAGTTTCATCAACTGTAAATGACTGTGCTAAAGGATCTTGATCAGGTGCTTCAATCCATTGTCTATCAGTTCTAGATGATGTATTAACACTAGAAGTGAATGCATTAGGTCTTTGTGGTGGAGCTGGTGGGTTTCTAACCTCAACATTAAAGTTATTTTGCGTAATAATAGTTCCAGTCCCTAAGAAGGTTCCAGAAGCGTCACTGGCAAGTGCAGTTTGACCTGGTAATGGAATCACACCCTCTGCTGCTGCTGTCACTCTGAAGGTCTTTGTACCCGATCTAAAGACTACAGGAGGTTGAGGTGTTACATTTGCATCTCTAAAGAAGAATGCTCCAATTATGTCGCCCCAATTATCAGAAAATAAATCTATATTTGTGACTGTTGCTACTGCACCACTAGTTTCTCCAACTATTTGTGCACCTTTCACAACATATCCGAAATATTCCTCTAAATTACCTAAAGCAGTTACATCAACGTTTAATAATTGAGATGTTGCTGAATACGTTGAGGATGGAGCAGGTCTGTTACGATCATATGGATCGACAGTGTATTCTTCTACAGTTACTGCTGGTGATCCTAAACCAGCACCAACATCTGGACGAGCATTATCACCAAATTTATGATTTGGTCTTTGTATTCTAACATATCCAATCTGAGTACCATTTAATTCTATCCTTGCATTCTCAAATATAATGAAAGAACCTGCTGACATACTAATCTCTACAAGTTTTGGAACAATATCAGGCACTCCATTATCAAGATAATGATAATGTCTAGTTAATGCTTTTAATCCATTAGCAGCAAAATAAACATTTCTCGATCTCATAAATGGATCTGCAACTGAATCTATCTTAACATCTTCAAGATAATCGAATTCTTTTGATGGTCCCTCTAATACATTTTGGAAAGCGATTTCTTGTGTAGTTGTTGTAGTTGTAACAGTGGTGCTTCCTACCCAACCAGAATCATCATCATTTCGTCTGGTATCAAAATGCTCAACATCAGTCTCAGTATCAACTTGTGTGTTTACAACATTTGATGTTTCTACCCATCTAGCACCTGTTGATTCTTGCCTTACATTTTCAATGTATATTGTACGAGACCAATTATCAGAGGGTGGATCAATAGTAACAGCACCTGCAAATACTAAAACATTAAATGGGTTAATATTTTCAACTTCAGTTGCTTGTGGTTGATCTAACCAGTCAACTTCAGTATAATCAAGTGTTATAATATCACCTGTTTTTCTACAATTACTATCTAAAAGTTTTAAGTTAGAATTTAAGTCAGCAGTCGCTAAATCAATAGAGGGATCAAGTGCTATTTCTGCTCTCATTGACCAGAAATCAACTGCACTTATTAATTCACGATTAAATGTGTCAACATCACAAACTGAACCTTCCTCTGGATCGAAATCTATAAATCTTCTATCCTTAAAATTATTAACAGCAAATCCAGTCTTAAATCTATCCAGACCATCAGCATCTCTTACTTGTAATGATTTTGTATCAAGTTCAAGAGCATTTAATGTTGTAGTTGTTTCAAGATTAATAATTCTTTTCTCAAGAGCACCAATATCTCTCATCGTAAATCTACGATTATCTTGCATCTTGATAGAGGGTTGTGTATCAGTATCGTAAAGATATGGAGGAAGTGAAATTTGAGCAACTTCCATTGAATCACCAAGTTCTGTTGGTGGTGCTGGATTTTCTGCAGACTCTCCTTTAATTAATTTTACTTCTTCAAATTGATTGATCACAAGTTTATCAATTCTAGGTAGATAAAAACTATATCCTACTATTGAACTTTCATTTGGAGTTACTACAAATGAAGTTTCTGCTGTAAATTTTCTGTTGTTAAATGAGAATGGAGATCCAGTTGCAGATGATGTGTCATAATCTTGAACACTAGGTCTAAAATCTAAAATATCACTTGCTCTGTTTCTACCAACTGCAGGTATATCTTTGCTATATCTATCAGACGAATAAGAATTTACTGAAAATACATCTCCCTTAAATCCAGTTCCGATTCCAACGTCATATTTGTTAAAAATAACTAATAATTTTTTAGATGGGATTGCAGATTTTCCTTTTCTAACTATTCGTGAATAATCAGAAAATTGTTCTCTATGACCTTTATCTAAAGTAAAATTATTGGTTCTATCAACATAATTACCTGTTGTAACATTTTGAATTATTGATTGTATTCCTGATTCATCAAAGACTGCCTGTTCTCCGACTACAAATTTGTTTGCATTTAAGTAAACAAAACTTATGGTATTTGTTGTACGAGAGACAATTTGACCAACTGCACGACTTTCTTGACCTGTAATTTTTTCACCAACTATCGCATTAGTATTAAGATTTAATCCACTGACAAATGTTAGTCTGTCTAAAACAGGTGTGCTTGTATTTTTTGACTCAAGAACTGCTATGACATTAGAGACATCAGGAGTATTAAGTGAAATTTCCTCATCTTCAACTCTTAAACCATATCTACTAGAACCCGCTAAATTACTTTTTTCTGTTGAAATGCCTGTACTTCTTACCACTTCAACTTGTTGACTTCTTGAAAATACTTTAGTTTTACTTGTGATACCAATTTTTTTGAGAGTAACATTGACAGTTGCATTTCCTGTTGTTTTAGATAATCCATTAAATACAATGTCATTACCATTATTTGTTATTGTTACTTGGTCAGATGTTAATGGTTCAACACTTCCATCTGGGTAATGAATGGAGTATTTTTCAGCATCAAATGGTTCAAAGAAAGCACTTGTAACACCAACAGTTGCATCTAAGGCAGTGCTTGAAGAAATTGTTATACTTCCTCCACCTGATCCACCATTATTAGCTATGTTGGATACATTAATTTGTTTAGATATTATAATGTTAGAATTTGAGGTGTTAATTATTGATACATTTTTCTTTGGAAGTTGTGAATATAGACCACCTCTAGTAAGATTTGTAATTCTAGGAACTTTAATTCTAAATGATGAGTTTGTTGATATGCCTGCTGCTAAAATAGTTTCTTGGTTTACACCTGTTACACCAACTCCCAATGGTGAAAGAGTTAAGATCTCGCCATTTGCAGATATACTACTTACTCTATTGAATACAGGATCAGGAAATGTTCCATGATTATAAGCGATTATTGCATCAGTTTTGATACCAACTTTACCACTAAACCTACGATTGGCAACGGTTGCAGTATTTGTTCCAGAACCACCAAGAACTGATAAATTATCTGTCAGTGAAAAATTAGGTAATACACGGTCATAAAGAACAGTATCTGCACTGAAATTAGATGCTAATGCTGTTATAATTTTTTGTTGAAAAACTGATTTTATATCTTCAGTGGTATATGTTGTAATTGATAAAATTGATGAAGGCACATTTGATGTTTTTTCATTCACTATAACTTGTTCACCTTCTACAAACGTACCAGTGGTTTGTAATAAAGATCTTTCATTAGCATTATTTGTAATATCAGCTACGAATCCAATCGCTCCACTAGACAAACCTCTTACTCTTGAACCTGCTGCTATTTGTCCGATATCAGATAATTTTAAGGTTGTAAATGTTTGTATATCATACAAATGTAAATCAAATTCTGTTGAACCCCCTGTATATGGAGCATCCGAAGCACCAAAAGAATATACTCTCGCCTGACCAATATTAATTCCTCTACCTGTTGATAAATTAGGATCTGTGCCTCTTTGATTGTATAAATCAATTGTATTATTATTAGTCCCACCTAAGTTAATAAATGGTGTACCAAAAACATTGTTGACTTTAACATTACTACCTAAACTAAAAGGAATAGATGCTGCTCCAACTGATTTTATATCTCTTGGTTTATCAACATCTAAAACAGTTGTGCCTGGTAGATATACATCAAATCCTCGCACATATGCTTTACCTGGTGAAAGTTTAACACACATTAAATCTTTAGATGGTGTGTTACCTTGATCTGTTAATTGATTTGAAGTATATAAACCTTTTGATCCAATTTCATCATTCAATGAATCTTGAGTATTAACTCTAAATGGTTCAACAGCATAGTTACCTGATTCATCAAAAGTTCTCTTTGCAAAATATTTTTTTATCTCCGAATATACTGAGGAGTTTTGTAATTTCTTGGTTTCACCATCTCTAACTCTGAATAATTCTACAAAATTAGTATCATTGTAATCCTGTAGTGATTTTTTAGCTAATTTAGCAGTAATCTTGAATCTATCAGCACCTGGTGCAGCAAAGTTTGTAAATCCTTTTGCATTATCATACAACGAATTATCATCATTTGCACTTATAACTTCCTCTAGAACCTCAAAACCAACTCTGTATGAAGGTCGATTAGAGTATGGTTCTAGTATTATTAATGATGTAGGAACGTCTACAAACACTCCTCGCATAAAGTATACACCCTTACTTACACCTAAAGCAGATCCAGTTGCAGACGCTTGCTCAGAAACAAGTGTTAAAATAGTTTCATTCTCATTTAATGTAGTATTTCCATATGTAAATGGTTCCTCAAGTATTAGAACTTCTCCGTTAGGGAAAGGAGTGCTATCACCACTATCTCCAGATTGATTATATTTTACGAATACAGTTATTTCATCAACACCCTCTGTTGGTGGTAATATAAAATTCTTTATAGTTGCAACGATTCCAGAATTTTGACCTCTTACTCTTGTTCCTTTTCCATTATTATTTGCTACTATTTCGTTAAGGTAAACTGACACATCAATGCCTAAATGTGATGCATTTACTTTAACTGAAAAATATGATGGATCATACTCAATATTACCAGGTATGACCATTGAACCTTCTTTAAATATATGCTTACCAAAGGATTCAACTTGATTTTGTAAAATAGATTGTAACCCAGTTAATTCTCTTGCTTGAACTGGATGACCTGGACGAAATAAAATCTTGTAGAAATTTTTCGCCTTATCAAAATCATCGTAATAAGGATTTATATTTAAATTTGTCTTTTGTGGCATTGTTAGAATTCTAGTATAATTTTAATGTCTTCCTTTTGGCGAGTGTTTCTCACAATTTCAGGTCTATTATCTAGATAGACTATTTCACCTGACCCTTTATTTATCTCAGATTCAGATAACCCTGCATTAAAATTAACTCCTAAATTAATTAATTTATTGCCAGTTGGATTATCAGTCCCTTTTGAGAATGAAGTATCAATCGATCCAGAGAAACCAGATGATTTACCTTCAATATCATTTGCAGTGTTAGCAGACTCAAATTGATAAATTCTACCTGTTGTAGAAATTCCAGTATAATCTGTATGATCATAAGTTGATTTATTAAAATGTAAAGAGCGATCTCTAAAATACTTCAATACTTTAGTTTCTTTATCATATGAGGCAATAAATCCAGTTGCTACTTTACCAATATTTGGTGAGATAGTGAGAACTTGACTTATTTCTTCTCCAACTGTAGGAGTTCCAGTTACTGTTGAAAACTTAAAAGCTTCTAGAGACGAATATGTAGTATCGGTATAAACAATACTAGTACCGACTTTAGTAGGATTTTTTACCACACCAACTTGTGCAAATTTAGTATCAACTGGAAAATCTTTAGTTGAATCATCAAATCTTGCGTAAATGATGACCTTATCAGTTCCTAATTCAGAATAAACATCTGATCCATGTCCCAATCCTGGTGGGATAATTGGGATTAATTTTGCTCTGCCTGTTGCACTTACATTACTGTTAAGTGTTCCAAGATCAACAATACCATAACTATATCCTTTACCACCAGAACTAACAGTAACATCAGTTATTTTACCATTTACTACATCTACTCTCGCTTTTGCACCTGTTCCATCACCAAGTATATCAACCTCTTGACCTAATCCATTTGCATATCCAGTTCCACCATTTTCGATGTAAATATGTTTTATCTGATTTAAATTTACATCAGAATTACCATTCTCTCTGACTGCTCTAATTTGTGAATCAGTGCTAGTTGACCAATTATTTGGTACAGTAATATATTCAGTAGAATCAAATTTAATTATATCACTTGGGGAGACTGTAAATAGATATTTCCAAACATAACCATCACCACTATTACCTGCTTTCGATGGTTCTAGATCAGTAAATGTTGGTTCATCCTGAGAAATATTACCTAACACATTATCACCTGAAGAACCATTATCTATACATACGTAAACTTTAAAGTCTGAATTAAGTACATAGTAATTAGCATCATATAATCTATTTGCTTGTGTCGATGGACTTTGATTTGTTGCACTGTAATCATCTCTATAAATTTCATATCTTGAACCTGTTGTCCAGTCTACTCTTCTTATGATTCTTCTTATATTTGCCGATGAAATCTTTTTTCCAAACATCATTGTGTCACCAGAGTGAGCACGATATGAAAAACTATCTGTGGGTGCAGGTGTCTTATCGCTTGTATTCCAATCTGATGTTCTACCATATCCAGCAAGAGTTGGTGCTCCTGTAGGATTTGCTAGTCCTATAAACACATAGTAAGAATTATTTGTATTTTCGACTGATTCTACAAAATTATTTGCGTTCAGGATTCTAAACTGATCAGTAACTATTGCTGGCATCGAATCTTAACTTTTCTTTTTATTTATAAGGGGTTCCATAATCAAAGTCCGAATACTCTAATAGCACCAGTTGATCTTAAACCTCTAACAGATGTATTAACGTGATTTTTACGTTGAATAGTTGGGAAGGTAGATAAACCAGCATCGACAGTTAATCCAGTCACACCAATTGATATTGGGTTTGCAGAACGTTCTAAACTTGCACCATATAATCTACCCCAGTTTATAGTTCCAAGGGAAGTGGTCATACCAGATTGACCAGTTGAATGGAATCCAACTGTGTTTATACCTGATATAGATGATGCACTATTAGTATGAACGTCACAAACAATTTCCCCTAATGAACCATTTTCAGAAATAGTTTTAACAATATAGATATTATCAACAAATGTAGTTCCGATACCCACGGTTGATGCATTAACTCCATTTATGGATGTTAATCCACTACCTACTTTAGTACCAGTAACTAATATTGGGTATCCAACCTTTAATTTATCTGCATCTACATTTGCTAATACACCACTTGAATTTTGAGTAACTGCATTAAAGAAGAACTTCAGTGCAGGACCACCACCTGTTCGTGTAGTTTGTTGTATTCCTGTAATAATACCAGTATATCCCTCTACATTTTCAATGGTGTTAATTTTTTCAGTCTTGAATATAGGTAAAGAAGCAATGACTTGAGGTGGATTTGTAAATGTATAACCAGTTCCTGCATTTGTTATTGTGGTAGATGTAACCACACCACCACTAAGTGTTGCAGTAGCTGTAGCAGTTGTACCAACACCAACTGGAGGAGCAATCTTAACAATTATACTACCAGAGTATCCTGAACCAGAATTTGATGTTGTTAATCCTGTGATTGTCCCTGTAGAGGATACTATGGCAGTAAAGGCAGCACCAACACCAATATTACCTGAAGAAATCAAAGCATCAACTTTACTATCTCCACTTTGACTATATCTATCTTTTTCATAATGGAATGAAGTAGCATCGTCAACAAATATTCCATCGTTTGTACCTGTGCCCTTACCACTTGTGACTGATAAATCACCAATAATCTTTGCTGTAGGATAAATTTGAGGTTCGATAGATGATCTAGTTTTGTCAATTATCTCTCCATTAAGAATAATATCAACTTTTTGTTTTTCCCATCTAACTGGTTTTTTATTTGTTTCATCAACACCCAATCCAGTATAGATATCAGTTTCAACTAAATCAGCACCGAGTATTTGTTTAACAACTCTGTCACTTTCTTGTGATGTAGTAATTCCAATCACCTCATTTTTTAGAACTCTAAATTCGTCACCTATCTTAACAGATTCTTGTACATCACCTATGATTACATCAACACCATCTTGACCTTTGTAGAAGAATATATCAACTTTATCACCAGAATCAGGTGCTTCAGTAAATGCAAAAGTTGATCCACCCTCAAACTGATATGATTCCTTTGGTTTTTGTAAAACACCATTAATGAAGATTAAGAGAACTGCATCTAAATCAATTAGTTGTGAAGAAGCGTTATTTAAGTCTTTTTCAAAACTTAATATTTGACCATTAAAGAATAATGGGAATCGTGTCTTTTCACCATCTTGAAGATTAGCAATACTATCAATAAAGTCTATTTCACCAAATTGCCAAGCAGAGAATTTATCTCTGAATATCTCTAGAACTTCTAATTCAAACTCTTGTATCGGTGCAGATAGATGAGAAGCAGTTACTAAACCAACAGGTCTGAACTTATCACCAACCTTAAATGAATGACCAGGTCGTGCTATACTAAACTTATTAATCTCAAATAAAGTTGAACCAATACCTACAGATGTCCTTGATGCACCTACTTCTACATTAAGCAATAAGTTAGAACCAGTATCAGTTGTTGCTCCAATACCTAATCTAGACACACCCTCGACTGGTATTCCCTCATATATTGGTTCAGGAATAATTAATCTTGGATTAACATAACTTGTACCAGCAGAAACAATGTTAAATGCAAGAGTTCCACCAACTCCAACTGTGGCAGTTATATCAGCACCAGTTCCTCCTCCACCACCTTGTCCTACAAAGATAGTGATAGTATTTGTAGTGACCTCTCTAATCGCTGTTTGTATACCAGCAATAGGATCTCCGTTTGGATTACTTGTAATTGAAAGTCCTCTAGGATATGGATGATCACCAAAGAACCCGTCTTTAGAACACTTGAATACTAATCCACCAGTATCAATACCAACTGTATCACTTGTTGTTAAACCGTGACTTGGAATGGTTAATTTAAGTAATCCACTATGTGATTCATAATCTGCATCTGTTGCAGTGTATTGAGTACCATTGAATGTCGTCTTTCTAATTGAACCAATACCAGCACTAACAAATCTATGAACATACGCTTGGTCTGTTACACCAATCGCTACAGTGCCACCTCGATATCCTGAACCAAATGTATTATCCTCGAAGAACTCAAATGCATTTCCACCACCAACATAAGTATGTACAATTGTACTTGGTCCTGCTTGAACCTCAAACGTTCTTTCTGAAACAATACCTGTTAGGAATAATGGTCTTTCGTGATCTTGGAATATTGTTGTCGTTACACCACTATATCCGACACAACTAAATTCTAAGTCCTTCAGTTGGACAGTATTTGGTCTATTCAGTGCGAAACCGTGAACCTTATTAGTAGTTACTGTAATAATACCTGTAATATTATCATAAGCAGCAGTGCTTATTCCATAATTTACACCTGATGTAGTTGCAATACCAACAACAC